TTCACACAGAGAGGAGGGGGCGGGGCGCATTATAGCGCCCCGTGAACATCACTTGACAGTCAGAACCTGCACGTCAACCACGCCGCCGGCAGCGGTCGCGGTCTTGGCAACCAGATTCAGGAAGGCGGGATCATTGCCGCCAGTGGCCTTCGCCATCACGGTTTTCTGCGAGCCGTGGTAGTTCAGGCGAGCATTGGCGTCAACCTTGCCGGAGGCCTTGACCGTGATCGTGCCTTGCGTCAGCACACCGACGGGCTGGCCTTTCAGGTACTTGCCTTGGCCGACACACGCGTGACTGGCAATGGCGAAGCCAATCAGGTTGCCGTTCGTGGCTTCAACCACGGTGCCATTGGCGTCCAGCATCACGGCGGCGCCAAACGGGATTTCAGCGCCAGCGGGGAATGTCTCGATGGCGGTGGGCGAGTATCCGTGTTGGATCATGCCCGGGCTGGATTTGGGGATGTTGTACATCATTCAGACCTTCAGGAAAGAGAATGCGGTGGTCGCGGTTTGCACGGGCTTGACCTCAGCCTTCGCCGGCTCGGCGCGCACGGTTCGGACAACATCGAACGCAGCACGGATGTACTCGTCCGACTTGCCATCCAGTTTAACACTGGGCTGAGCGTGCGCCAGCACGGCTTTCATCGTGGCGATAGCAGAACCCTCGGGCTTGACGCCAAACTGCTTTGCCACGTCAGCGGCGGCGTACTCCTCGGCCACATCAGCACGCACAGCAGCTTCGATCTCGGCGCGCAGTGCTGCCAGCTTCTCGCCAGTCAACTCAACGGCTTTAGGCTCGGCTTGCAGGCGTTCAACTTCAGCCTGCAGTGCATCGCAGCGAGCCTGCAGCTGATCGACGGTCGGGGCCTCGACCGGTTTCTGTTCATCCATTCGCGGAAACTCCTTGGAAAACCGGGCGTTACCGGCCCGGCCACGGGTAACAATTGACAGATGGTTGCAGCGGATGTTGCGCTGAACGGCGTCGTAGTGGGCGCCTTCAGGCGTGATACCGGCAACCCGCTCAGTTTCGACAGTATACCCCACCGAAAGCTCAGCTTTCAATCCACGCTCGATCAGGTCCACCGCCCGCTTGTCATGAACCACGACGCGGGCCCGGAGGTTCTGCCCGTCGCGCCAAGGTTCGCCCAGGATCGCGCCGACCACGACGTTGCGCACGTTATCGGACCGGACCATGAACGACGGGTGATCGATGGTCAGTGGACGCCCGACGAACGAGGCCAGGGACTGCGGGGCGAACACCTCGGATGCGGGGCGGTACTCCGCCACGTCCTTGCCGTCGCGTCGGTACCACTGGATACCGGTACGGGCAATGATGGGCGTATCGATGATGTAGCCCTCCGGTGTCTTGCCGATCTTCATTCAACCTCCACGGGATCCAGATTGCGCGGAAAGATCGGCTCAGCGTGGCAGCGGCAACGGATCTCCCAGCCAGGGTTTGTTGCTCCATTGTAACTGAAGATCTGCCCGTCACGGGCGACGTGTGATGGACGGACACGATTATCGTGCTTCGTGACCCAGCGGTAGGTGATGGAGCCAATGGCTTGGTAACGGGCGCGGTTCAGCACCTCCGTGCCCTTGTTGAACTGATCCTCAGCGATCAGCTCGGCGCGATTATGGGCCATGCCAAGCACACGAATCAGCCCTTCCTTGATGGCTTCAGGCTGGCCGGCGTACTGAGCGAGGATCTGGGTGGCGCGCTCGGCGTGGCGGTCGGCCAGGGAGCCGATGAGTCGCACCTGCTCCGCAATCCAGCGGTCACGCTCGGCCTGCAGCCACCGCTCCACCCGCACGCGCTGATTGCCGTCCAGCCCCTTGAAGTCCATCGAGGGCGGCAGCTCCACGCCTGCGCGGGATTTGACCAGCATCCGAAACTGCCGGTCATTGAACCTGGACAGGTAGATGTGGAACCACTCCAGCTTCCCGCGAACGCTGTCTACCTCCTCCAGGTCGATGAACGGCCACTCGGCCTTGACGGTCTTCTTCAAGGCCTTGGTGTAGTCGACGGCGCTGGGCCACTCGGTGTACTTCTTCCCCTGTTCACGCCGAGACATTGAAGCCTTCCTCCGTCAACAGGTTGCGGGCCTGTTCGTTGTCCAGCACGCCGTGTGACAGCAGCCGATCCAGTGCCGAAGCGATCCGCTCCAAGCGCTGAGCCCGCTCATGCTGACTCTCGCGGCTCAGGTCCTCAAACTCGGCAGGCTCGCCAGACAGGAACTCCAACACGGCTGCCGCTTGGGTTTCCTGATACTGACGCACCTGGGCGCGCCAGTTATGGCTTTCGCCGCTGTTGGCGCTCAGGCCGCCGGAGGTCGCATCGCCGAACAGAATCCGGGCCGGGATACCCGAGGCGGCGCACACGGTCTCCCTGGCAGCCTCGATGGTCGACTGGGCGGCCGACATCTGGGCCGTTTGGATCGTGTAGTCCTCAGCCCCGTCGATCACAACCGTGTTGCGGACCCCGCGGGCGGCGTCCACAAGGGCGATACGCTGCTCCACCAGCTGGCGACCATTGGGCGTCTGCAGGTAGCGACTCAGGTCGGGAATCTTGTGAACGGGCTGCTGTGACCGCTCAAGGCCGGCGACAGCCATATCAACGGCCTTCAGGTAACGCTCCACGGCAGCCCGGATGCCGTCACGGTCCATCACCCCCTTGATGACAAGGAACTGGCCCTGCACGTAGACGTTACCGTCCACGGCGATCTCTACCGGGTCACCCTTGTTCTCGCCAACTGTGGCCGAACGGATGATGGAGCACGTCGAGCGGTCCAGCACGCGCCCAGATTCCAGCAGGATCGACTCGCCGAGGCGTTCGGCCCGGGCCATGGCACGGGCGGCCGACTTGGCGATCTTGGGCCGTTGCTTGTGATCGGTACGCCAGCCACCCACGGCAGCCCACGGCAGGATGCCCCAGATGCGGTTCAGGCGCTCCTTGCGGTCAGTCCAGTCAAGAGGCAAAAGGCCGGTCTTCGTGAAGACGTCCTCATAGGCGCCGTCTTGGGTGATGGTTGCGGTCGTGTCGGTCACAGTAGCCCCGTAAGCTGAAATGCGGCCGTCTCCGTCAGGCGGTTCAGGGCACGCGAGATGGCGTCAATTGTATCATCGTGCTTGCCGACGGGCGCTGCGGAGAACTCGTCCAGCACTGGCCGGGCCATGTCGGGTGAGCAGACCACGTGGAAGCGGCCGTCCTGCACGATCGAGGACAGCGGCCGGGCCCGGGTCATCTTGTCGCCAGTCTCCCGGGAGGTGTGCACGGCATACCCCGTGAGCGCGATGGAGTACTGATCGGCCGCCCGCTTGCCAGCGGCGCCCGGGTCGATCGGCAGGGATTGCTCCACCAGCGGGCCGTCCATGGCAGCCACGCGCTTGATCGTCGCGTCCACCTTGGCGGAGCCCCACTGACCGCGCACAACGTCCAGCAGGTACACCCGGCCGGACTCGTCATGGATGCCCACCAAGGCCCCGACCGTGTAGTCACCTGCCCCTTCTGTGGCAGCCAGATCCCAGCCGCGGCACAGCCGCAGTTGCGGCAGAATGGACCCCTCCGGTACGGCCACGATGTTGGTCGGATCCAGGTAGCCACCCGAACGCGGGGCCGGCTGCTGCTGCAGCTGGCTGGCTGAGCCGTAGGGACCAAGCCGTCGCTCCAGGGCTTCGACCGCGGCAGCGTCAAACCGCTCGGGGAAGAACAGGACACCCTCCGGCCCGCCGGTCCTCGGGTCCGTGAACCGCTGGGTGTTGTTCACGAACTTCGAGTCCCACCGCATCGGGATGATGAGCTTCTCGTAGGAGGGGTCACTCAAGGCAATGGCGGCCGGATCCGACTCGTGGATGCGCTGCATGATCATCACGATGGCGGACTTGCGGTCGTTCACGCGGGACGGCACGGTCTCGTTGAAGATCCGGCCAGCCTCCTCGATGGCGGCGCGGCTGAACGCGTCCTCCACGGTCATCGGGTCATCGATGATCACGCGATCACCGCGCTCGCCTGTCATGTTGCGGAAGGCCATGCACACGCGCTGGCCGTAGGCCGTCGTCTCGAAGTTGATCTTCGAGTTTTGGTCCTTCGTCAGCTCCACGTGGGGGAAAAGCTGGCGGTACTCGGCCGACTGCACCAGTCGCCGCATCTTGCGGGCGTCGCGGGCTGACAACTGTGTGTTGTGGGCTACCCCGATGAACTTCAGGTTCGGGCGACCGCAGGCCCACTCCCAGGCCGGCCACATGACGGACACGAGAAGCGACTTCATGCTGCCCGGTGGGACGTTGATCACAAGGCGCGTGATCTCGCCGCGAGACACGGCCTCCAGGTGCTCGCACATGGTGTCAAGCGCCCAGCCCCAGGCGATCGGACGATCGTTCTCGAGCACGGGCCAGAAGACGCCCACGAAGTTCCGAAGCGAGCGGGTGGCATACTCCCGCAGCAGCTGGGTGGCAAGAACGTCGGCTTTCACAGGACTGGCGCCCGGCCGATGGCGGCGAGAGCCTCCTTGATCTGGTTGCTCTCCGTGTTGGACAGGTCCATCTGCTCAGCCTTCGTGGTCGCGCCGCCTGTCACGTCCAGCAGGCGCCCCAGGGCCTGCAAACGGACGGACTCGGACTCGGCCCCGAGGGCCAGCTGGTACAGCCCCTGCATGGCACGCGCACGGATGGCGGCCATGTTGGCCTCAGTGACCTCCAACTGCCGAAGCGACAGCTCGTTCTGGACGTCATCACGCCCCAGCAGGATCTCGGCCACCTGCGCTTCACGCCCCTTCCACACGCCCAGGCGGCGCAGAGTCTTCCGGCCGTTGTAGTCGACCAGGTAGGACTTAACAAAGTCATCCAGGGTTACGGACTGGAAGATGTCGGGCCACGGGTGCTCTCGCAGCGCCGTCTCATTGATGGGCGGCAGATGGGGCGGTTTCATCGGATTGCAGGGGTTCGGTACCGGTCACGATTCTACCATCCCGCCACACGGCGTGGCGTCGAAAGGCACCCGCGAACGGCCGCGGACTACTGGATGCGCGTACAGCATAGCATCCAATTGCGAACCCTTCTCAAGTTGTAACAAAGTGTATGCTTACGATTTGTTACAACTTAAATTGTAACAGGATTTTCGTCTAAGTCATTGATTCTGAACGATTTAAAAAGTGTGTCGTTACATTTAACATGGGGTCTAATGTTTGGAAAGTACCTTTTTTTAATATTGTCTCTCTATAGAGTGCGTTGTCAAAAACTGTCAAATGCGAATGGGAAGCCGTTCGCAAGCTGTCGCGGATCGCGGCCGGCTGATCACTGGCGGCGGCGTGTGATTGCCTCCTGTGATTGCTTCGCGCGCACACACGTGGGGCGACCGCCTGTCACCGAATCGGCGGCATGTGCTCGCAGGGTATTGACAGTGCCGCACCAGGCGCGTATAGTTCATCCCATCGACAGCGAGGCAGCCACACCAGGCAGCGTAGCTGGCGATAAGGTGGCACCCCGCTAGTTGAGAGAGTAGACGCCCGTGTCCGAGGCGCTGATGGTCGAAAGGTTGCGCGGGGTGCGAAACGGAAAAGGTAAAGACGGCCGGTCAAAACCCGCTTTAGCGGATCAATCCGGCAAACGAGCACAGAACGTGGCGGTCGGAACAATTTCCGGGTGGTAAGGCCCGGGCTCTAAATCCGCCGATGCAGTACGTAGGAAATAGGCGGGCACTGTGTCTGCAGCTCCGGCGGCCTTTGGGCTGACCCGGGGTAGCTGAGGGTGATGCAGCGAGCTAGCTGCCGGCGCGTATCAGCCGGAACGGAGTGCCTCCGGGTGCCGTTACAATCGACGGTCTCCAAAGATGGCAACCGGGTCGTGTGCCGGGGAAGCACTACACACGGAGATTTCCGGACAGCAGCCGTTGGCGCGGCTGTTGGCGGCTACAGGTGGCTACGGCCGGACGCCTGTGGAAGCCTAACGGAGGCAGGTTGTGTCTGTAATACCCTTTGACAGATGAGCGGCACACAGAGCACGAGGCTGCGCCAATGGCCGAGGTGACGTGCAAAGCGCCGTGGCCTGGGGTTTCTGCTTTTTTGCTTCGACGAATGGAGTTGCCAGCATGCTGGAGGCTGTGCATCATGTGTGCATGAACTACCTCTGGTGTTTCACATGAAACTTTCACGACTGATCAAATTCTGGGGCGTCGCTCGCAACCCCGCGAATGGCGACAAGCGCCCCTGGGGTATCTCCCCGACTTCCGGCGGCTGGATGCCGCTGTCCACGACCGACACTCGTGGCTGGATGACGGCTGCCGAAGCCTGGAAGCGCGCAAAGTCGCTTGGCCCGTCTGCCCGCGTCGGCGCCCTGCTGACGCCTGACTGCGGCGTGACCGTGGTCGACATGGACGAGGACTACGCCGGCGATCAGATGGCAATGGTTGAGTGGCTGGATTCCTACGCCGAGACCTCTTCCAGTGGCCGAGGCACGCATATCTTCGTGCAGGCCAATCTGGCCGGCGGGGTCCGCGACGCGAAGCAGGACATCGAGGTCTATGGCCAGGAGCGGTTCATCATCGTCACCGGCAACGTGATCAACGGCTGGAACGTGGTGGAGCCCCGTCAAGCCAAGATCGACCGCCTGGTGACCCGTCTGGGCGGCCTGAAGAACGCGGTGAAGCCGGTTGCAGCCACGGTTGGCAACGCCGCCAGCGACGACGCCTGTCGTGAAGCCCTGAGGCGCGTGTGGAAGCAGGACAAAGTCCGCAGCCTCTGGGTTGGCGACTGGCAGGCCATGGGCTACCAGTCGCAATCCGAGGCTGACATGGCCCTGATCGAAGCCTTATGCTGGGCCACCGACGACGACGCCGTGGTTGCCACCACCTTCCGCAAGTCTGGCCTCGGCCAGCGCCAGAAGGCCCAGACAAACTACGTGGAGCGGACGATCAACAGCCTTCGGAAGCGCCGCGAGATCGGGTCGGAATGGACGGATATGGCGCAAAGCCTTGTCGGTGTGGCATACTGTGACACCCCGGCCGCCAAGGCCGCAGACAAGGCGCAGGAAGTCGAAGCCGAGATGACCAAGGTTGACCCACGTGACGCGATGATCCAGCGCCTACTAGAGCAGGTGACGGCCCTCACGGCGCAGGTTGCCGAGCTGACCAAGCAGCTGGCCGAGGCTCGCATGCCGAAGCCCGAGCCCGAGCCCGCGCCCCTGCCCGCCTGACGGTAGAAGCGGAAACGCTCAATGGCAATGACCGCAACAACGATCGAACACACCAAGAGGACGTACATGACAGGGCCGCCCTTTTGAAACAACTCCCACGTATTTTCCACGAGAACATCTCCTTCAATGATTTTCTATCTGAACACCGCTGATATCGGTTATTCCTATCACGCTTGTGAGTATAGCACATACCTCGTTAAAGTTCAATATGAAAATGAAATTTGTTCATGTTTGAAGAAAGATTCACTTTTTAGCGGGCGATTGC